ACAGGTTCCGAAGGAACACCAGATGAGAGTTATAAGTATAGGTCTAAAAGTGGAAGAGACTATACTTTAGAGATAATAGAGGATAAGTCTATAAAATCTACAGTACCTAGAAGAATAGCAGTAGCTAAAGATAACATAGGGATTATAGTATTACAAGGACAGTCCTCATTTAGTTCAAGCACCAAAATTCTATTAGATGAATTAAAATTCAGAATAGACAACCAACTTCCATAACACAACTATTTATAATTAAGATGAAACTAGACGTATTAAGAAAAGTCATTCGAGAAGAAGTAAAAGCAGCTATTAAGGAGGAGTTACAAGATATGCTTACAGAAGCAATTAATGTAGCAAGCACTCCAGTAGTAAATGAAAGAGTATCGCCAGGTAAGGACGTAAGCTATTACGCCAAAACACCGACAGTACCGGGAACAGGTAATACAGTACAGGGTGATACACTAACACAGCTATTAGCAGAAACTAAAGCTTCAATGAGCCAAGGGGATTTTAAGCAAGTAGCTTCAGGAGATAGCTCAATAGCACAAACTTACCAGAGACCTAATATGGCCTCTCAAATGGTAAACGAAATGGGATTATCCCCACAAGTAATGACAGCACAAGGTCCACAGCCAGGATTAGACTTAAATCAATTTGATTTTATGAAAAAAGCTAAATCAATTAACAGTGCTATTTTAGAAAAAGATAAAGAAAAAGGTAAAATATAAGACATGGCCTACGAAGTTAAGAAAATTAATCCTCTAGATCTACAGCCTAGAAAAGCAATAGGAGTATCGCTCCCCTTTTCAGGAGCTGCGGTATTTAATTCTACCTATGAATCTAAAGATGCAGTTAAGTACAACTTGGTTAATTACTTTTTAACAGGATTAGGTGAAAGATACTTAAATCCAACTTTTGGAACCCCGTTAAGGAATCTTCTCTTTGAGAATATTACAGAAGATAAGATTGACGATATTAAAAATGTAGTAAAACAAGGATTGGATTTATATTTTCCTAGAGTTGTACCAAGTGTATTAGAAGTTCAAGCAACACCTGATAATAATACAGTAGTTTTATTAATGAGATACTCTATCTCAGACACAAACATAGAGGATGAATTAGTAATAAACTTTGAACAATAATGGCTCAAGATAGAAATATAAAATACGTAAACAGGGAGTTCGGTGATTTTAAAAATCAACTGACAGAGTACGCTAAGAACTATTTCCCCGATACTTATAACGACTTCTCTCCTACCGCTCCTGGGACTATGTTCATAGAAATGGCAGCATATGTAGGGGACATATTATCCTTTTACCAAGATATACAGTTACAAGAGACATTTGTACAGTACGCAAAAGAGCCAGGAAATTTATATAACTTAGCTTATATGATGGGATACCGTCCAAGAGTTACGACAGTATCAGAAGTAGATGTAGAAGTAACTCAACGAGTGAGTGCTAATGCATCAGATAGTGAACCAAACTTTGACCAAGCCTTGACAGTATCGGAGAATACAGTAATAAATTCAGATTCAGCAGGAAATATACCTTTCCTAATAGATAAGAAAGTAGACTTTAATTACTCTAGTTCATACGATCCTACAGACATAACAATCTATTCAATAGATTCAGGTACAGGATTACCAGTAGAATTCCTACTTAAGAAATATACAAAAGCATTCTCAGGAGAAGTTAAAACAACTACATCGATATTCACTAATGCAGAAAAGTATACAACGGTAGTTATTGACGATACCGATATTATTGGGATTTTAGATATAGTAGATGAAAACGATAACATATGGTACGAAGTTCCTTTTCTAGGACAAGAGACAATATATGTAAACGAATCTAATTCAGAATACGATGCAAATAGTGTACCTCATCTTATGAATTTACAGAAAGTTCCAAGAAGATTTGTTACAAGATTCAATTCGGAAGGGCAATTAGAAGTTCAATTTGGAGCAGGAGTAACGGGAACAGACGATTCAACATTTACACCTGATCCTACAAATGTTGGAATGGGAACAAATCAAGGTATAAGTACTTTAAGTATTGCTTACGATCCTTCAAACTTCCTATATACACAGACATACGGATTAGCTCCTTCTAATACCACTTTAACAATCAGGTACTTAAAAGGAGGTGGAATATCTTCAAACGTACCTGCAAACACATTAACACAGTATACAGCAACTTCAACAGCCGTAGATACTACTTACCAAAGTACATTAGCTTTCAATAACCCTAAAGCAGCTATAGGAGGAAAAGATGGAGATACAGTAGAAGAGCTGAGGCAGAATGCAATGAGAGCATTTTCAGAGCAAGGAAGAGCAGTTACACTACAAGATTATACAGTTAGAGCTATGTCTCTCCCGCCAAAATACGGGACAGTAGGTAAGGTATTCATTACTCAAGATGAATTGAATAGCGACAGTTCAACTACGGATAACATAGTGGATAGTAACCCGCTTGCACTTTCACTATATGTATTAGCTTATGATAATAATAGCAACTTACTTGTAGCCACAAGAAACCTTAAACAGAACCTAAAGACATACCTATCACAATATATGCTCTTAACAGATTCAATAAACATAAAAGATGCTTTTGTTGTAAATATTGGAGTAAATTTTGATATACTAGTAAGACCTAACTACAACAGTAGAGATGTTTTATTAGCTTGTACAAATACGTTAAAAGATTATTTTGCAATAAACAAATGGAGCATTAACCAACCAGTTAATTTATCTGCAATATATAGTTTGCTTGACAGAGTTACAGGAGTACAGACAGTACAGAAAGTAGAAATCGTAAATAAACAAGGAGGTAATTACTCAACATACGCATACGATATTGAAGGAGCAACTAGAAATAATATAGTTTACCCTTCCTATGATATAATGATATTCGAAGTTAAACACCCAGATATAGATATAAAAGGTCGTACTACAACTCTATAATAAATTAAAATAATACTAAAGTAAATATGAAACTAGTTAACATTATAAAAGAAAGTAACTCTCCATTTGAAATTAAACCTAAAGAAGATGCAAGATGTCCTGATGGTAAGTGTCAAATGTACGATGTATACCTAGGTGGAAGAGGCGTATACGAATTCGCTAATACTTCGTTTAAGGGTATGGAGTTAGAGGAATTAATAGAACAACTATCTGATACTTTTAGTAGAGGGACTTATAGAATGAGTCGTGATAATTGTACTAAGATGGCAACTGAAATTTCAAAATACTTAAGTAGATAAAAAAACAAATGGCAGTATATAGAATATTCCCGGAAAAAGATACATTTATCTTTACTGAACAATCAACAGGTAATGCAGGTAACGATGAAATTATAGAGATTGGAGGTTACCCAAAGAGTAGTGATTTTGGAGAAACAAACCGTATTCTTACTAAGTTTGCTGACGAAGATATAGCTGATGTAATTAATAACATCATAGGTAGTACAAACTTTAGTTCGAGTTACCATATGTACTTAGCTGAAGCAAGTGAGCTTCCTATAGAATATAACCTGTATGCTTACCCTATATACATTGCAGGAGCAGTTGAATGGGATAACGGAGTAGGTAAATTTGACGATATTATACCTAGTATTACAGGAGTGAGTTGGGAGTATATTCAATTCGGAGAAGGAAATCCTTGGCAAGTATCAGGATCTGTTATTGCAGATGTTACATCTTCTTGGATAAACGGAAAAGTCGGAGGAGCAACATGGTATACATCTTCAAACGGAGAATCAATGGAGTTCGTACAGAATCATAAACTTAACTCTACTCACGATGTTGACATAAATGTTACTGCAGCAATTAAGCAAATGTATTCAGGTTCGTTATCTAACAAAGGATTTATTGTAAAGTTAGAGAATGGATATGAAGCCTATACAAGCGCTTCAATAAGGTTAAAGTACTTTAGTAGAGATACTAATACAATATACCCTCCTTTCTTAGAATTTAAATGGGACGATGCTTCGTACATAACAGGAAGCTTATCTGTACTTTCTACAGACATCTCAACAATTGGCATAAAAAACAATAGAGGAAGGTATCAAGACGAAGGAAAACAGAGGTTCAAGTTAACAGCTAAACCTAAATATCCTACAAGAACATTTACTACATCATCAATATACTTAACAAATTATGCTCTACCCGAAGCATCGTATTGGGGAATAAGAGATGAGAATACAGAAGAGATGATAGTTGACTTCGATACAGACTTTACAAAAATTAGTTGTGATTCAAACGGATCATACTTCGATATTTATATGGGAGGGTTGCAACCTGAGAGATATTATCGTATATTAATTAAAACAGAGTTAGACGGTAGTGACATTGTCGTAGATAATGAGAACATATTTAAAGTGGTAAGAAATGGGTAATGAAGTTAGAATATCGAAAACTGTCTATATTAAAGATCAATTTGACACAGTTGTTAATAATGATTTTACAACCTTCGTAGATCCAACACCTGTACAAGATAACGATACAGTAGAGGAACTATTTAGACTATATGACAAACTCTTTTACAACATACCAGCAGAAGGAGATATAAATTCACACCAGTACATACTAAAAAGAAGTAGTGAATTAACTAACTTAGAAAACACTAGTGAAGATTTACAACCGCTATTAGATGAAATCGCACAGCTGAGAGCACAGTTATTAGATGCAAATCAACAAATATTCGATTTAGAAACAAATGGCTAAACTAAAATATAATATAAATAAAATAGAAGCAACTACACTAGAAAGTAGCCAGTTTCTAACAACAGAGGATTCTAACCTAGTAGAATCTTTCTCTGTAAATGCTCTATTTAATCCTTCTGAAAACTTTGTAGAAATTACTTTTCTATCAATAGACGATCTAAAATTATACTCAGATAGTAACTATAAAAACTACACTATAAGTTTAGATGGTGCTTCTGCCGGTAAAGATGGAGCAGTAGCTATCGATATTGATCCTGAAAAAGACCTTATCTCATACGGGTATGCAGGAACAGATATAAAGATACTTTACAAATTTTACAATAACTTATATTCTGATTTAAACCAAGATAACTTATTCTACATTGAATCAATATCACCTGATAGAACAGAGGTGAGGCTATTATCGACAAAACTTACCGACGACTTTATATTAAAGACTACAGGAGAAGTACAAAGTAAAATACTTTCAAGTGCGTATATAACTGAATTCTACCTATACAACAGGGTAGATTTAGCAAGTTCAGCAATTAACATTAAGACAGAGACTGTTAACGGAAAAGTAGCAATAGATGTAAAACTATACGAACCTCTTCCTAATAATACAAGCCTTAAAGATAGCGTAACACTTGTAGAAAATATTTCTGATGCAATAGCATTTCAAGTAACAACAGAAATAATCCCTGAAGTAATTACACCGCCCACTATAAAAGGGCCTAACTTTGAGATAGATGTTGATGAACAGACAGCAGAATCAACAGGATATTTTAACTACAACGAACTTTTTAGCTTCCCTGTAAATAATTCAAACAGAGAACTAACATCAGCATTTGCTGAAAAAGGAGCAACACTAAGCATTGACTATACAGACTATTCAGAATTTATTAACTTCTCTTCAGCAGAGGAAAGATTAAGAAATTTTCAATATAAAGTACAGTTATTAGAATCATACCAACTAAACCTAGATACGGTAAATACTACTTCAGCTACAGCAGGCATATCAGGAAGTAGAGATTATTATGAAAATTTAATCAATGGAGTTTTAGATAACTTTGACCATTACGAAAAACACCTATACTACGAAAATGGTTCAACCTCATGGCCGAAGACAAATCTTGTAAAACCGTACGTTAATGCAAGTATATCAAATCCAGTAGCAGAGCTATGGTTTAACACAGCAGTAGAATCAGCTACTTTAT